AACGGACTTAATTTAATAGAAGAAGGGCGCTTAGTAGTTGCGGGCGGTTCTATTTCTAGTATATACGACTAAATAAAATGGGAATTTTCGATAGATTCAAACAAGCAAAACCCGAAGTAGTAGAAGGTTATCAAAGCTTTTCAACTCCTTTCGGTAAAATAGGACGCGGTGACTTGTCGCTACCTTACGTTAACGGACGTTACCAAGTTTCTGGCTACGTTCCTTTCGGACAAGACAACCTTTACCCTGAAATCCTTAACCAAATTTACTACACTTCGCCTTTACACGGGGCTATTGTAGACTTTAAGGTTAACGCAACTATCGGAGCGGGGTACGAATTAAAGACGGACAAGCTTTCGCCTCAGGAACTTCTAGACCTATATACTTGGGAAAAGAAAATGCGCCTAGCTAAGTCTGTTAAAGCCGTTACTAAACAATTAGTAATGCACAACCGCGTTTATTTTAAGCTACATTTTGACGAAAAAGGTAAGCTTCATAAAATCGAAAACGTCAGCCCCGAGAAAGTACGCGTAAACAATACTAAAACAATGTATTCACTTTGCGACGACTGGGCCTCTAGAATAGACGTAGAAGAAGTAAAGCCATACCACCCACTAAACGGCGACAAATGCCAGCTTTATAGCTACGAATTACCTAGTATCGGACAAGACTACTACCCGTTACCGCAGTATTCAAGTGCTTTAAACTTCGCATTTTTGAGCGGTGAACTTTCTTACTTCGCAAAATCAAACATTCAGAACTCTATTTTCCCAGCTTTCGCCATGATGTTCCCTAAACGTCCACAAAGCGAAGAAGAAAAGAAGGTACTACGTGACACTATCGACCGCATGAAAGGCGCGCAGAATGCAGGCAAAGGTGTAGCGTTCTTTGCAAATAGTCCAGACCAATTACCGAAAATAGAAAGCATTCCTACAAACCAAAACGACAAACTATTTCAAGAAGCTAGCGGGTTAAACACCGAACAAATTTGTTTCGCCCATACAATCGACCCAATCTTAATGGGTGTTCGTACTACAGGTTCTTTAGGTAACGGCGCTGACATTAAACAAGCTTACGTAATCTTTGAAAAGAACGTAGTTATTCCGTTGCGCGAACAGGTTACCGAAATCTTTAGCGAACTACTTAATATTGCTAGACTAAAGGCGGACTTTACTATTAAGAATTTCCAAATCATTAACGACACAATCGTAGAACGTGACGAAAAGACGGCTTACATTATTGACTCGTTAAGCACTCTAGAACCTAGCCTAGCGCAAAAGGTAATCGAACAAATGACACCTAACGAAATTAGGGCCTTAGCTGGCTTACCACCTTTAGAAACACCCGCGCCATGATCTATTTCATTACTGAAACATACCTAAAGACGAACACGCCTATTACTGCTAACGTAGACGTAACAGACGTAACGCCATACATTGCTACACAAAGCGACCTAAGAGTTCAGCCAATTCTAGGAACTACGTTTTACAAGTACATGCTTAACGCGTACAATACTCAAACATTAACACCTGACGAAGAAACGCTGGTAGAATTTATTCAACCTGTAGTAGCTTGGCGTAGTGCTGAGGATTCCGTCTTTGGTTTGTCTTATCAACTTAAAAACAAAGGTCTTCAAACACAATTCGGCGACTATTCGGGTAGCGTTTCACGTACTGAGGTTGCCTTTGGTATGGAGCATTACGCACAAAAAGCTAGTTTCTACGAACAACGTTTGATTAAATACCTACTAGCTAATAAAAACCTTTACCCGCAGTTCACTAGTCTTACAAATAAAGACACGGACTTACGCCCACAAATAGAAGCGTGTGACTGCACGGGGACTTGTTGGGGACGTTGTGGCCAGCGCTACAATGACAACGGCTATAATAACGCAGTAATGGTATTTTAATATGTCGACAAACGTTAAAGCCTTTATTTTCGCTAGCCTTTCGGTTCTTAGTCCTATTACACCCCTTGTTTTACTTGCGGTGTTCACTATAATTCTAGATACTGCCTTCGGAATATGGCGTTCGGTTAAGAAAAACGGGTGGGCTTCGATACGTTCTAGACGTTTGTCACATACAATTTCTAAAAGCTTACTTTATACGGGGGCTATTACGTTCGTTTTTCTGTTGGAAAAGTTCGTAGTCGCTGACATTCTAGCGCATTTTATTTCTATTGATCTAGTTTTAACCAAAATGTTCACGTTCTTTTGCGTGGCAACCGAAGTAAAAAGTATTAACGAAAGTTACTATTCAGTTACAGGGGTGAATGTTTGGGAAAAATTCATGCAGTTTATCAAAAGAAGTAGAACGCAACTAGAAGACCTTAAGTAACTACACTCGGACGCATACCACTAGAACTGCCCTGAGCCCCCTCGTTGATATTGTCGGCGGGGGTTTTACAAATAACTTTGAAAATGGTAAGAAGCTACACCGACACCGAACTACTAAACAAAGTAAAAGAAATAAATAACTATTCGGGTATTCCCGCTGGCTATTGGTTACTTGGTGTTCGTTCTAAAGAAGACAACCCGAACGCATTCGACGACAAAATTTACCTATTTAAAGGCAGTCAATTTATCGAAGTTACTAGCGCAACAACCAATCCAGGAACGCCTACCTTAAAGCAATTCGAAAAGGTTAATAAGAAAGGCGCTGCAGTCCTTAAGTCTGAACAATGGTATTACGACGTTTGGAAATACGGAAAACATAACGGCAAAGTCGACGCATTACTGCAACTTGGCGCACCTGTTCAAGTCTACAGAGACACCGACAAAGACAACCAAAGCGAAGAACAAGGCGCTCTAGATACAGGCTATTTCGGTATTAACTTTCACCCTAACACGTACGACTTAAGTAGGCCCACTAGTAATTTAGTCGGGTGGTGGTCGGCGGGTTGCCAAGTAGTAAACAACGTTACCAAGTACAAAACTATTATTCGTTTAGTTAAACCTCAGAAATATGTTACGTATTGCCTCATTAATGAATTTTAAGGTATTAATTACCGCACTTCTTGCGGTGTTTATTTCTTCATGCTCCGCAAACTATCATTTACGCCGTGCAATTAAAAAGGGTTACAGATGCGACGAAATAGCGGACACAATTAAGATAACTTCTGTCGACTCAATTCCTTTCGTTTTAAACGACTCTATATACTTTGAAAGGGTATTGGTCCAAAAAGATACAATCGTTCGTTACAAGCGTTCTTTTGTGCCTAAAACGAGGTTTCAAACACGTATTGAATACAAACTAAAACGAGATACGCTTAAAATGATAGAAAAAGTTGAGGTCGTCAAATGGAAAACGGCGAAACGTGAAAGTGCAAAGCCTAATATTTTATTGTTAGTTTTGGGTTTTGTAATGGGAATGTTTACGACTTACCTGTTACGTAACTTTAAAACAATTCTATGAAGCAATACAGGTACAGACTAACGCCACATGAAGCAGACATTGTAAACCAATACCGCGCTATTAAGAAACAGGCGAATATTTTAGGACTCGACGACAAAGACGTCAAACATGGCTGGCTCAAAAATAAAGACGCTAGCCTTTTTTTTAAGAACCCAAATTTTGAAACTGAGTTCGACATTGAAAAGGTCGACTTCGAAAAGTTGTTTACTGACGTTCCTAAGATTGAAATAACTAAGGTTAAAAAGAAGGACTATAAAGGCGAGTTCGACAAGCTGGTATTTACAGACGTACACGTAGGCATGGACGCCAGCGACAAAGGGCGTAATATGTACGAAACAGAATGGAACAAAGCTATTCTTTTCTACAGACTTACGGAAATGGTAAACTTTACCCTAGCCAAACAAGAAAGTAAAATACTTTATATTTCGGATCTAGGCGACTTTCTAGACGGGTTTAATGGTAACACTACTAGGGGTGGCCATTCGTTGCCTCAGAACATGAGTAACCAAGAAGCGTTTGACGTGGCCTTTATGTTTAAGGTCCGTCTTTTAGAAGCTCTAGCCCCACACTTTGAACTTATCGTAATGCGTAACGTCTGTAACGACAACCATGCTGGCGACTTTGCCTACTTCGTGAACCAAGCCGTTAAGTCCTACATAAACACGCAACTAAAAAACGTACAAATAATTAACCAAACGTCGTTCATAGACTGGGAACTAGTCGGTAATTACTGCTTTGTTTCTACTCATGGTAAAGACACACACAATTTAAAACACGGATTTAAGGCAAAGATAGACCCGAACCAAGTTAATAAGATAGTAGGCTACTTAAACCAGCAACAACTTCTTAATAAAGGCTACGAAATCATTTTCGAAAAGGGCGACTCACACCTATATTTATTCGACTCAGCAACTAGCGACGTATTTAAGTACTATAATTACCCAGCGTTTAGCCCGTCTTCTAATTGGGTAGCTACAAACTTTCAGCTAGGACGTTCGGGGTTTGTTCATTTTAATTACGGGTTATTAACAAAGAGCATAAACGAATACTTTTTTAAATAACTTTACGCTATTCATTCATAGTCTTGTTTTGAAGCCAGCCTTTCGGGGTTGGCTTTTTTGTTTTGTCAACTTTTAGGTTAAAAATAATTTACTATTTATCCACTTTAAAGTAAAAAAAACTGGACATAATCGGTCATAAACCGACTATAAAGTATTGATTTAGCAACTTATAAGGGACATTAAGTGTTTTTCACCTACCTTAAGTGCTTTACCTATGTAAACAAAACGCCAAAATGTATACACGACAGACCTGTTATGTATAAAATAAGGGTAAAACCTTACAAACTTTGTAACAAAATAAGGGTAAAACCTTAAACACGAAAAAAAGTTTGCGTCTGAAACCCTTGTAAATACTACAATTCTAAAAAAATGTGAAAAAAAATTGTTAAAAAGTTTGGTAGGTTGTAAATAGTATCTATATTTGCATATAACTAATTCACAAAACAAAAACAAAACGCTATGGAAAAGCAAATCAAAATAGGAAAAATTACACTAAATGTTGTAATGCCTTACGTTAAGGTTGTTCGCTATTGGAAAACTGACTGGAAAGGAACTCATCTTAAAGACCAATCAGCAGAAGAGATTAAGCAATCTATTGAGGCAATGAGAAACGAAAGAAACAACTCTTGTTTTTATGACCAAAGCATTTCTTATAAAGATACTCACACAAACACAATTCGTGTTATGAAAGCTCTTGTAGAAGTATTAGAAACGGGAGTTCAAACTAAACCAGTA